CTGTCAACGCTTCGCCCCATACCTCGCGGTATGCAACGCATGACTCGGGGACCTTGTGGATTGCTGGTCCTTCAATGGTCGGGGACTTTCACCCCTTGATCTCTACCGGTCTCCCGGCGCACACTGTATAAATAAACAGTACACCGGTGCCGGGATTTTATCAATATCTTAACAGCACAAAACGTTAATTTTTTATTAGCAGGCTAAATAAAAACCCGCCGTAGCGGGTTGATTTATCGTGATTTACTTTTTTTGGTTTTGCTCTGCCATCTCGATGTAACGCGGATCGGATGCTTTCGGCAGCTGGATGCTCTGCTCGCGGTAGTAGCGCACGCGCTCCATGAAATACTCGCGCAGGTGTTCAGGCTGCTCTCTTGCGACCATCTCAGCGACAACCGGCATGTTCATGCGCTCTTTATAGGCGACGCCAGACGCGGCCAGGTCAACGTTAACCTTGTCCTGCTCTTCTTTCGGTTTGGCTGCAATGTTCCACTTCGACATAAGAAAAATCCCCTCTGGTGTGGAGGGGATTATATATCATTATTTCTGAGCTTTTTTTACCCTAAAGCTTGAAGGTACGCAGACACCACCAATAATCGGGCCGCTTACGGTCATGACCTCGTAGTCACCCTTCTCGCCATCAAGCGTTAATGACAGCAAATCACCCACCACGACATCATCGCCAAGTTCAATATCTTCCTTTCGTTCAGTCTCATTAAACGTCACTGTATACAGCATCTTCAGGCCACCTAAGCAAATGAGGAAAAGAGATTGCACATTACCACGCTGACATTTTCAGCCAAATAGCTCTTTGTAACACCCGCGCCTTTGCGTTCTGCGGGATTACCATTACGCAGCCTCCCGCGCCTGACACATTTCCGGCAGATTGGCCCTCACCAAAGCTTCAGCGACAGAGGTGACATCGTACTGCCGCAGCGCGCCACCCACTTTCCACCCTTGTGCTATACTTTTCAATATGGTTATATTTTAAGTAATGCAAGCTTTTTACTCGTCTTAGATTTTCTTAAATGTTTCGATGTCATTTTCTTCATAGCGGGGGTTATATGATTAATGGTAGGGATGAGATGTTTGCTGTTAAGGGGATATTTTCTAAGTCCAAAGCGTCTATCTTAGAATCAAATTGCGCAAATATTGAGAAAAAATTGAACGAAAAGTATGGCCCAAAACCTGAAGAACAAATTAATTACATTTGGAATCCAATTAGATTTTATATTCATTCAAGCACAACTTCATCTGCTGGTGAAATCAATAACATTATCATAGGTGTACATAGCTCCATAACCATTGCTCGCGAGGGCCGAGAGCAGCTAATAAAGCTAGGCTACGATGTGAATGATGTAATTGTTTGGTAGGATAAACGTCGTATGGTTTGTTCGTATGCCGCGCTCACCGCGCGGCTTTTCGGGGGATTAGCCGACATTCCAACACGGATCATTTGCGGCTTTCGACTGTGTTTCGATACAGATTCCTACATGACAATGGCTCATACTACAACCGAACCATCTCTGCCAATGAATGCCATCCATGCAAGTTTCAAGAGTTTGATCATTACCTCTGAATCTAACTCCCTCAAACAACATGTCAAGGCGCTCAACAATAATACCATGCGGAGGATTTAATTTTAAAACGAGGATTATGTTACCAGGCCCACTACGTATTGTTATCCTAGGACCAATACACTCAACATCCCAATTTCCTGTACTTACAGACCATTCATTATCATTAATAACAAGGGCATCTCTTCCAACTGAGTCACAGAATACTCCCGAAAGCAGCATTGGTGAACTAACTTCCTGAGGTGGACGAACAGATAGCAAAGAACGTCCATTAATCATAATCAAATGAGCACAATCATAGAAAGTGACCCCTGCAAATACGACTTCAATCGGGTCACTATGAAAGTCAAACATTTCATTAGCGTGCCCATTCCTAATACAAACTGGATTTTGATTAGCTTGGGCTACAGTCTCTCGAGACAACCTTCCTCGGGCTCGGCTTTGGTTGCATCTAGGGCACAATAAAGTCATCCCATCAGGATTATGCTCTGTAGCATCTACAAAATCAGGTGCAAAATGCTCATAATCATAAAAACCAACGCCACATATTACGCAACCGAAACCACATCTCTGCCTGACTTCTCTTTTGACACCTTCAGGAATTGTTCTCGACAACCCATGATCATTAGTATTTGCCATTCCTATGCACCTCACATAAAACCTCTTTAACTATAATCGATACATATAAGGATGAAAAACTCCCTGTAATTTGAGAAGAAAATTACTTTTTAATCCATCGTCTTGATTTTCGGACAGTGTGCGATTGCCACATCCCACAATTCACGCAGAGAATCATAAGCACCAGACCAATTAGCGGTTACATAAGCACCAATTTTAGTCTTTAGTTGAAAAGCTCTTAACTGCTCCGGTGAGACATCCTTCGGCACAATCACGTAACCAGGAGGCGCAACAAAACGAACCTCTACTGAGCTGTCTTGTCCCGATGCTGGGCCAATACCATTTACCGGCGATGGCTGTGTCTTCTCCAGTGCCTCTACCAACTGCTTAACGTTGGTAGGGTTAGCCAAGGCGATAAATTCTGCATCACGGGCGTCGAGCGTTGCGATTGCCACCTGCTCATAGTTCACGCCGTCATCAGTTGCATATACCTCATCGCATAATTGAAGCACCCACTCGCCGGGAGTCGCTTTCTCTGCTGCCGCTTTCAGGCTCTGCGCCAGTTCGGTGATATCCGTCATAGTTGCCTCCCTAAATCTCAAAGGCCAATTGCGGCATAAAACGGTCGCGTTCGGCGTTATAGTTGAGCGCGCTGGCGCTGTTGTTTGATTCAATGCGTTCAGCTAAAACCCAAGCTCTAGTCTCTTTACTCGATGTTCTGTAAGGAGTTTTTTCCCAGTACTTATCAATATTGATATTTCTGGCAATGTTGGTGCTGTCCGCCGAAGAAAGAGGTATGTGCATGAAGATGTCTTTATTCAGCATCCGCAGGCCATGCAGCTTGGTAATTGGATAGCCATTCTTGTCCACGACATGGCGGATTAGGTCCCGGAGTTTCGCGCGGCACGCCTTGGGTCGTTTGGCGTCATACTCACCCATTGAACCGATGCACACTCTCGGGAACTCATGGCACAGACGAATAAAGCGCTCATCCGGCTCATTGAAGTGATACACCGGAGCGCCAATGATTTTCCCGTGGGGCCACTCAGCAATCAGTGCATCATTCTCCTCACTCGTTCCTCCGATGACGTCAGGAATGACAGCAAAGGAAAATCGAGGATGGTTCATCCACTTGGCGACAAAGGCGTAATATTCGTTCCAGTCCACAACGCGCTTTTTTGTCCAGAAACTGAATGCGCCGTTATCCAGGGCAAATGATTGAGTAACTTCGCTAGCCAGTGCTAACTGACCAGCGTTTGCAAAGCTGATGAACGCATGGCGCCCCTTCCACGCCTTCAACGCACAGGTATCTGGCGTGATTGGCCCTCCGTGGAAGTGGATCATTTGACCCCCTCGCGCAGCGAATCAGCCAGCCATTGCAGATTCATAATCTGAACGCCGATATTGCTGAATTTTTTCTCCAGGTGGGCGATGCCTTTTTCAATTCCGCGCGCCTAGGCTTCGGCTACGATGCGATCGGTGGCGGTGGTTTCGTTCAGCACCCCAACGATTAGCTTTTCCCATTTGTTGAAATAAACCCCGCCAGGGCGAGCCATCATCAGTTGGTGCAGAGCATCATGCATATTCCAGTTTTCCGGGATTAAAGCCTTCAGCCCCGCATTCTCCGCAGCCAGCTGCCGCAGATGGTCCTGCAGGTCTACGCCAGCCGGACAGCCAGATATCTCGCGGCACTTCTCCAGTGTTGAAACTACGGCTGTTGATTCGTTCTCAAATTGCGTTGCCATACATAGCCTCCTGCACATCCAAAACACGCTGAAATACAGGGCTGCCAAGCAGGCTGTAATTCATACCAACAGCCGTTGTTGGCACCAGGCCAAACCGCTTCATGTCAAAATCGATGATGGCACGCTGATCGCGGAATAAGCCCAGCCGCCCGTGGCGAACTACTTCGCCGGTAGCTTCCGCATCGAGGAAGTATTTCTGGACAGTGCTACGGCACAAGCCTAGTTTTTTCATTGCGTCGTTGGCTGTCAGACGCCCCTGGTGTTTAGTAATCCGAATAACCGCTCGAACGTACTCCCGACGTTCTGCAACTGATAATGCTCTGGCCATGGTTTCCTCACTTCACGACGCGCAAATGGCGCACATTTTTGCGGTAGCTATCCCAGTCAAAATTCACCCACATACCGCCATCCATCTGGAGACGGTCGAGGATCCGTGCGCCGAGTGTTTCAGTGAGGGACTCGTAGTTCAGGTTGGTCAGGATCCCGACCGGGCGCATGGAGGACAATCGGCGGTCGATAACCTGGTTCAGGATGACCTTTTCGCCACTGCTGCCGCGCTGAATGCCCACTTCGTCCAGGATGAGCAAATCTACCCGGCAAAGGTCGTCCAGAAGCGAAGCCTCCGACTGCCCGTCGTCATAACACTCGCGAACACGCAGCATCAGGTCTGGGATTGTCACCACCAGCACAGAGTGACCACCAGCAAGAAGGTGATTACCGACTGCCGCCGCCAGATGATTTTTACCGGTACCCGGCGCGCCGCTGAACACGAAGCTGGCAAATCCAGATCCAAAGTTCTGCGCATAGCTTTTCGCCATTGAGAGCGCTCTGCGCTGCCCATCGCCTGCCACCTGATAATTTGCGAACGTACAGTTGCGGTGCAGATCCTGAATCCCAGCACGTCCGAATATTTTCTCAGCACGCGCCCGCTGGTTCTGCTTGTCCAGTTCCTCGCAACGTTTACGCCCTTCCTCGGCCTGCCAGGTTCGCCACTCATCGACGCTGCCGAATTTTGGCTGAACCCCTGCTGGAATAATTTTTTGCAGGCGGGCCATCACACCGCCGGTTCCAATATTTTTCATCGCTACCCCCTGAACCCATTAGGGATTGTCTTGCCAGGCTGGGACACTGTGTTCGGATCCCGTTTTCCAATTGGTGCTTCAAAGCTCCACTGCTCCTCGTAGTGCTTTGAGGGGCCAAAAAACGTGGATGCCTGTTTCACGTACTCGGTATTGAGTTTTCCGGCAGCAGCGACGTAACCCGCATATCGTCGAACGCCATCGGTAAGTTCCTGCACTGTTGCGCCTGATTTAATTCGGGCAGTCCAGGCTTTGAACGCGTCGGCCTTGCTATTGCCTCCGGCGCGTTTTGGGTATTCCTTCCAGACAAGTTCAAATTCTTCCGAGTAACTGCTTTTCGGTTTACCGGCTGGAGCAATATCGGAAGATTCGTCGTCTGGGGGTATGGCGCCGCCATGCCCCAAATGATCCTTATCTTGTTCCTTATCCTGTTCCTGTTCCTGTTCCTGTTCCTGTTCCTGATTAGGCATAGCCTTCCCGAAAGGCTTTAATAAAGCCTTTCCAAACGCTTTCTCAAAGGCTGTTGAATAAGAGCGCTTTTCTGGTTTATCTGACTCAGAATCAATAAGTTGCATATGATTGTAGAGCGCAGATATTGCCTCATCCTTGAGGGTGCATTCTGGTATTAGGTCAATCTCTTTTCCCCATGAAATAACCACGTTAGGGGACTCTGGGCGATTGTGTTTTATAGCGTTAGGAATCCACACAACACGGGATATAAAATCAGCTTTAACCATTCCTTGGTTAAAGGCTTCCTGAAAGGCTTTATCAAAGTCTTCAAGGGACCATCCTAGCTCTTCAGCGATCGCTGCCCTTCCCGCACGAAATAACCCAGGTATAGGACTCGTATTTACATTCGTTAATAGGTACAGCCAGAGCCCTTGCCCACAAGGTGGCAACGCAGACAGAGCACGAAATTTGCTATCTCCCCACATTTGAACCTCTATTTTTCGATATCTAGCCATGCTTATTACCTTTGACATCAATAAGATTCGCCTTTCGCGAATTGCATGAATTGCACAGGCACTGCATATTATCTGGATGATGAGATCCGCCATTACGGCGAGAAATCACATGATCGGCGACCAATTTCCCCTGGTCAGTGCAGCCACAGCGACGGCACTTATAACCATCCCGGTGCAAAACAAATTCGCGCAACGCCCTATGGCACGGCACCTTCATTTTTAAGCGACCTTTAATTTCCGGGACTTTCCATTTAACCCCTTGATGGTCAAGCCAGAATTGCGGTGCGACTGTTGCATAGTCACGCATAGATACTCCTGAACTTATGACGTTGGCTTTTCGGTCTTTTCGGCGTGTTTAAAAACCATTTCGACGCAAAGAAAGACGCATTTCTGACAGATACAGACTCCGGGCCCAGCTATTAGAACTCCCGCAACCTCGATGTTGGTCACCCCGCAGAAAGAACACCTGTGAGTTGGATGGGTGTTTACCTCAACATTGGTTCCTGACATACTTACCTCGCAATTACCTCTCCGTTTTTGCACCTGAGAGCCGTTGGTGTTACAGCACCGCGGCTTTCGTCTTTTTTGGCCTTACGCATTACATGCCCCCCAACATCGAAGTCACAATGGCCATCAGTGGCGCCGTCAACTCCGGATCAATCCGGAACATCTCGACAATTCCCTCACTGAGCTCTTTCAGTTTTTGATGGCGCGGAGCTCCCATAGCAACAGCCACCTTTGCTTCGCTGGTCTCTTTCTCCAGACGAGCCAGGCGAGACATAAAATTGTCTTCGGGTAGAAGGCGGTGACGGTATTCCAGAGGAAGAACGGCCAGAATGGCAGGTGTCAGCTGGCACACATGCTCGCGGTACTTTTCCGATTCGGCCGGGTTATCCAGATAGCGAAAGAGCTTCTGCCGCGCCCGGCTGAGGTCTTCAGGAAAATCGATGCCCTCGCCGCCCTGCTGGCGCCATTCTTCGATGATGTATGCGGAGACAACATCCTGTCCTGCAACCGATGCCCAGGCACGAACGGCAGAGCGAATGTTGTCATGCTCAGCCACTCTCGGCTGATTTCGCTTTATCAGAGCGCCGGCGTTGAATCCGGTATTTTGTTGAAAGGAAAGTGTTTGCATGGTTACCCCGCCAGACTTTGTGAAGACAATCCATCATTCGGGTTCGGGTAAAGATCCGGTCGGAGTTCATGCGGGGTGACGCCGGTAACCCGGAAGATCTGTAATACACGAGACTGGGGAACAGTCCCTCCCATGCGGTGCTTCCAATGGCTAATAGTCATGGATGAGACATCCAGCTTTTCTGCTAGCTTCGTTGCGTCGCCAGCAACCTGTATGGCTTTTTCTAATGCGTTCATAAACCACTCCATTAAAGTTACACAACAAATTAAACATTATGTTTATTTTAATGTCAACTTTATGAATCTTGAGATGGTAAACATTTAGTTTAAAATCGTGATATATGAGAAAAAATACGCACCAAGCAGACAACCCGCAGGTACAGCGGCTTAACGAAATCATCGAGCAAAAGCGCATATCTAAAGCGGATATAGCGAGGATTTGCGGTGTGAGCTCCCAATCGGTTAACAACTGGTTTGTCAGAGGAGCGATCGGGAAGAGTTCTGCAATAAAACTGTCTGATGCATTAGGTGTAAGTCTTGAGTGGGTGTTAGGCCAGGATGTGGATTCCAAAGATGGCTTGAGACCAGACGAGCGTAGACTCCTAGAACTCTATAACCAGCTGCCTAACGAAGAAGAGCAGCAGAACATGTTGCGGATCGTATCTCTGCGACTGAAGGAGCTCGACGAGCTATACGCAAAGTACATGGGACGGCGGATTAAGGGAGATACTGAGTAACACGCCGCTGGGGTATAGGAAGCATGCATAGCCAGTAGTGTACTGATGAGTTTTTTTGGTTGCTCGGCAAAATGCCATAAACGTATAGAAAAAACGGTTAATTCCACTTTTTCAACTAATTAAGTACGGTCTGTTTGTCTTACTTAATATAAAAACACACAACATGCTTCGTTTACTTAGGGAAGGTGCGAACAAGTTCCTGATATGAGATCATCATATTCATCCGGAGCGCATCCCAGAGGGACATCATGAGCCATCAACTCACCTTCGCCGATAGTGAATTCAGCACTAAGCGCCGTCAGACCCG